AATTCGGGATGCATCAAGAATTTCCATGAGAACAAGGACTACCGAGTCTCGGTCGACTACCCAGAGCCCATAGCGTCCCTCCAACGTCTGACCGTCCGCTGGGTCGACAAGACCGGCGCACCCCTCGACTTCCGGGGTTGGGAGACGAACGCATTCGTCCTGAGAATTCATATCCGCGAGGACCAGAATGACCTGGTACTCCCGCCCCCGCCACCCCTACAGGACGTAGAAATCAAGCGTATAATAGAGGCTATGACGATCGCATATACGCCTCCACCACCGCCCAAGGAATCTAGGAGGAAGATTCCTTGGTGGTTGATTCTTGGTGTTTTATTGGCTGCTGTGTTTGTCTGGAAGACGTTCGGTCAGGCGCGGCCGGCTGTGGCGCCGGTCTAAGCCCGGGTCACAGCGTAGACGGCCGGGCTAGGCTCGTTGATCTTCACGTTGCGGGCCAGAGCCTTGATCACCATGTACACGACGATGGCCAGCAGGGTCGTGAACAGCGCGCTCAGCACATAGTACTGACCGCCGTTCTTGCTGACCACGACCACCTGGGAGATGATCCAGCGGACCACGTCCATCCAGGCAATCGCGCTGGCGAAGGAGAAGCCAGCCACGATGGAGTTCAGGGACTGAGACTCGAGCTGGAGAGCGATACTGGAAATCATGGAGGCCATTTTACTATTGAATGCGAAAAAAATTAGACTCGCTGGGATCCCATGGGACGACCTCAGCGTGAGAGACGGTCGGGCAGTACTCGCGGGTCGTGAACCCCTGGACGTCTTCGTCCTCGTACTCTTCCTCCTGGAGAATGTCAGAGTACCCGAGGTCTTCATCGTCGTCCGTGTCGTCCGTCTCGATGCGAAACATCGGCATACTATTCATTCATTTTGTCGACCGAGGCTTTCAACGCACTTTCGGCTGGGCTCTCGGGTTCCCACGCGCCCCAGGTGTCCATGCACTCATTCATCTTACGGGCCATGTCATCGGTTCCTTCGTAGCGGGCCCATTCTGGGTCTTCGTCCTCGTCTTCTTCCTCGTCTTCTTCCTCGTCCGAATCGGACTCGTCGTAAATTTCGGGGAACAGAGTCCCGATCTGTTTACCCGTCACGTACCTGGCTGAGTACATGAGACCGATCTTCATGTCCTGGGCTATGACTATGTCCCGTCCGCACGCCTTGGCGTAATGCGCCGCCAGTATCGTCGCGGATTCCATGACGGGCAGAAAGATGTCGAGAGCCGCCTCCATCTTTGCATTTTGCCTGGAACTTTATGGAACGTCTCGAGCGCGGACCCGTCTAGGACACCTCGGCGTTTGGAAACTCCAACTGGACCCGGCCGTTCTCAAAGTGTAGAAAGTTGTAGCTCGCGGCGTATACCCGAATGTCTCGGGCGGCCGCACTCGGTCTCAGGGCAATCTGGAGAATTTGATTCTTAATCATGGACATGTTGACCGAGCCTGTAGGGACGGCCCCCTCCGGGTCCAGACTGAACGAATACATGTAGAAAATTCGAGACGGGTTTCGAGTGTGATACTCGAGAGCCTGAATAGTACTCAGGAAAAGTGGCGAACCGACATCGATCGATATGCGCTCGGTCGAGTTGAAGAAGAGCGCCAGGGCCGCGAGCTGGTCACCGGTCCCATATACCGTCGACGTGATCGTACTTGCGGCCGTGTTGCTAAAGTCGTACCCGAGCGCCGAGTTGTTCTGAATGACGAAAAAGAGTTCCTTGACGGGGTTTACGAAGCTCAAAAGGCACTGGACCGAATTGATTCCGACCGGTGCGAAGAATGACATCCTCTGGACCTGTTCGATCGGGTACATGCGAGGTTTCGTTTTTATGTACGATATTTCGGCGTCCGAAAGGTACGTGTACTCGACGTGGAGATATGCCGTCACCGGCAGCGTATACAGAATACTCGTCTGGAGTGCCGTGTCGTACATGAACGTCGTCGAGGGTCTGAAACTTATACGGAAATAGACAGATTCTTTGAATGCGAAAAGTGGCAGGCCGCTCTTGAGGCACGAAAACTGTAGGGGAATCGTATAGGTCGAGCCCGGCAGGGAGTACGTCCGGGAGGTTGGTGATTTACCGATGAGACCCTTGAGAGCGCCCTGCTTGCCTGTCGGAATCTCAAGGTCCAATTTCATATCGATATATTCCCCGTATATTCGCTCGATCAGGAGGTTCCCTATGTACAATTCGATGAAATCGATCATGAGGGTCCCGACCGAGTCGAGGACGGAACTGGGCGCTCCATTTGTCTGTAAAATTGTCGGGTACAAAACTTTGAGGTACATGGCCGTCACGAGATCCCCCGATTTAGGAATGACAACGATCGATTCCTGACCGAAATTGATCGTCCCGTTATCGAACTGAACTTTGTCGACCCGGGACGTGAACTGCGTCTGGCCACTGTACTTTTCTATAAAATATGTAACCTCTGGATCGCTCGAAAGGGCCAAATCTTCCTGACCCAAAAAGGCCAATGAGGCGCGACCGGCCATTACTACTAAAGGAAAACATTGTTTTCGGACGGGACTCTGCGCGGCCTATATGCTGACAGTACCCGAGTTGAACATGACACCGGCGAGCCCGTTCTCGATCCGCAGGACGTTGTAATTTATGGCCGTAATTCGTAGCTGTTTCGGATCTTCATATGCGGTCGTCTTGACCTCGAGCAGGATCTGTCGGATGCGACTCATGTTGATCTGACCAAAGGGTTTTCCGGTCCCGGTCACGGTCGCGAATGCGTACATGTAGAAATCCCTGGATGGGTAATTTGTGTAATGAATAAACGGCTGGAGAGAATTGAGGTAGAGGGTGTCGGTCGTGTCGCCCGTGAACGCCTCGGTCCCATTGAAAGTCAATGCGAGGCTCTGGAGTCCGTTGTTTTTGTAGTCGTAATTGGAATTGGATATGGGCTGGATGACGAAAAACAATTCTCGGACCGGGTTGATGAGTTTCAATTGGAAAATAGAATTCGTAAAGTTCGACAAAAGGTCGAACGTCTGGTACTGGCACTGAGTTATGAGATAGTCGAGCCTGTGCGACTTGAACCAATTGATTTCTGGTTCGGAAAGATAGACGTATTCGACGAGAATCGTCGCCGTCAAGGTCTGGACGCCGCCGATCGTGACGGCCGTTAATTCTTTAAAGTTTCGAAAGGTCACGTGGACCTCTACGTCCTGACGCTCGAGCGCGACGATCGGGATCGAAAGTTCAGGGTTTCCATAGAAATAAAAGGGCAGGTTCGTGTAGTACGTTCGGCCCGGGGGCACGATGTTCGACGTGTCGTTCCGACCGGTCAGGAGCGTCAGACCCGGTTGATTTTCGTACGGAATATTGAGATCGTTCCAGAGTTCGATGTATTCACCAGAGAGCGTCTGGACCGATTGACCTCCAATCTTGAGTTCGGCCGACTTGATAGCCCAGGTTCCGACGGAATCATAGTAATTGAAAAGACCGGTCGCGAGCGTATTCGAAGCGAGTGGGTACACGGTGATAAACGTGTTCGAAAAGACGTTCTGGGACCCGGGGTTCGTCGTCCTGAACGATATGTTCGCAGTCTGGAGTGGCGTGTCTATGATGGTCGGGACCGAGAAAGTGTACGGAGGCAAAAGACCCACACCGACCGGATACGTCGTGTTCCCGAATGTCAGACTCGAAATTGGATCCTGCCCGCACACGACGGCCGTCATCATGTAGACTCCGGCATTGGCAAATAGTAGGGACGTATTCCCCGTGACGGAAATTAACGTCGAATTGCTCGTCGACGTGAAATTTGAACTAAAATCGATATTGCTATTCAAGTTCAAGTCCGTTACGTTCGGTTTGAAGAGTACGCCGTTTCGAGGAAGAACAACCCCGGCCTCTAGGTCGGGAGTCACGCCAAACTGGTGGATCGCGAAGAACGTGTTCGCGTCGAGGACCGCCGAGGTCGTCGTGACCATCCCGACGTTTATGGCGTACACATCGGTCGTGCTCGTCACGACAAGGGGGATCGAGAAGGTGAATGTCGGGTCGCGACCCTGAAGGGCCATGTCGTACGTGTAGCCCCCGATCGCGACGTTCGCGACGTACTGCCCGGCGGCTGGATTGTCTAGGTAAATGATCCCGGTCAAGAGGTACATTCCGCCCGTGAAAAATGTAAACGTCGAGTCGGGCTCGAGGACTGTGAATGCATTCGTCGCGGTCGACGTGTTTCCGTAGATCTGCACTCGGCTGTACTGTCCGGTCAAAGCGACGTTATTGTTTAATTTGAAAGCTTCTTCGATCGGACTGACCGATAGAAACGAACCAGGGAGAAGCTCCTGCGCCCCCGTCGCCGTCGTTATGAAGAAATAATAAGTGTTCGCGGTGTCCGGGATTGATATCGGGAGATAGACGGGCATGGACGGGTCCGGTGACACTCGGCACGTGTACGTGTACTCGAATAAAGGTGCGGTCGGTTTTCCATCCGGATCGCCATCATCCGACCCGTATGAAATGCTCGCAAGGGAGCCGGCGTCGAGAATAATCCCGGCACGCATGAGAAAAAGCCCGCCTCCAAAAAACTGGACGCGACCTCCGTCGGTTATCTTAAAGGCGGTCTCTTTCGGGTAGTAATTCTCCCAGCCTTTACTGGACGCAAAATCTAGGTAGGCCGGCACGCCGTCTTCGACTGTGAATTTTTCGGCGGTCGTGATGCTTCGGAGCTTCTGTAAAAAGAGACCCGTCTTTGTGTTGACTATGCCCGAGATTTGCAGCCACCCAGACTGCTCGAGCGTAAAGTCGGCCGGTCGCGTACCGACGACCGTCACATTCGATAAAATATTCGACGAACTGTTCGATGTCAAATTTGAACTCGTCCCGACTGTGTAAATTAAATTTGCATTGTGATCCGCTCCGAGCTTGGGATCGAGGCCCCAAAACACGCCGAACGTTTCGTCAACCTCGACGTTCGCACAATTTTTGAACGTAAATTTGTTCGAGACTGAACTGTACGAAATGTACGTCGAGATCGTCCCGACCAGCCAGTCGTTGACGTTGATCGTGCTATAGTACGAAACGTTCGCACGGAGCGGTACGACGTTCGAGTACCCGTTGATTAGGACGTGAGGGAGGTAGTTGACGGCGGAGGGCTCGAGCCAGGTCCAGTTATTTCCAGGGTTTGTTAGGGCCGGGAGGTCCATCTTGAGCGTCAAGGCGCGTATGAGGTCGCCTTTCGGTGGGATGCGACACCTGTTCGTCTGACCGAAAAGTACACTTTTATCTATAAATGGAATGTCGTACGCTTCAAGCACGAATGCGGTATGCCTCTTGTAGACGCCCGAGAAGTACGTCACTTGGGGGCTTCCTGTGAGGTACGCATCTTGTTGTCCAATTGCGGCCAGCTGGATGTAACCAGCTGACATCTCTAGTAAAGGAAAACATTGTTTTCGGTCGGTGTGACCCGCGCCCCAGGCCAGTCTCAATTTTGTTCCTAAATTACAGGATGGCTCTTCAGCTACGAAAATTCGACCCATCAAAGATGGGCGACGACAAGGTTTGCGTTTTCATAGGAAAGAGAGGCACGGGCAAGTCGACCCTCGTGACTGACATTCTTTGGCACAAGAAGCACTTGCCGTGCGGCATAGCCATGTCTGGAACCGAAGAAGGAAATGGGTACTACAAACAATTTATTCCGGATCTTTTCGTTTTTGGAGACTACAACAAGGAGGCTATCGAGAAGCTCATTGAGCGTCAAAAGAGGCTCTTGGCGTCCGGTCGCTGTGCGCCCGTCTTCATCCTCATGGACGATTGCATGTACGACCGAGCATTCATGCGGGACACGGCGATTCGTCAGCTCTTCATGAACGGCCGTCACTGGAAGATTTTCTTTATGATGACGACCCAGTACTGCATGGACATGACGCCCATGATTCGCACGAACGTCGACTACGTCTTCGCCCTGCGTGATAATGTCCGGCAGAATCGCGAGAATCTTTACAAGGCGTTCTTTGGGGTCTTCCCGTCTTTCGACTCGTTCTCGCAGGTGATGGATGCGTGCACTGAGAATTACGAGTGCCTCGTGCTCGACAACACGTCCAAGTCCAATCGCATAACGGACTGCGTCTTTTGGTACAAGGCACCGATCCGTCGTGGATTTCGGGTCGGCGGTGCGGCTTTCTGGCAGTACCACCAGAAGCACTACAATGCACGGGCGGCCTCCCAGCGACCATCGGTCGAAGAGCCAAAACGTCGGGGAGCGACCATAGTCGTCAAAAAGGGCAAGTAGCGCGGCTGACCGTATTCTTTCTTTTCGCGACCGGAATTAATGGTGATGACCTATGATCCGAACGTCGATACTATGTCGACCCCGATCAACGAAGAACTCGCGGTCCAGGCGCTCGCTCGGAACGAGGAAAAGCCGAGCGAGCGTCAGAATTCCGTGCCTACGGGATTGCTCCCTGAAAAAAACCTAGACGAATCTCAAATGGCGGACTTTTCTACACCAATCGAGGATGTTATGCCCGGTCCGGGTCGTATGCTCCAGGACGAGGTTATGGGACCGCCCATGTCTCCGATGATGCAGGGGAACCGCCCGACGCCCCGTGAGACCAAGAGCTCCCCCAAGTCCAAGAACCCGTTCGGACTCACCGACGATCAGTTCATGGCGGCGCTCGCGGGCGTCGCCGGCGTCATCGCCTTCTCCAAGCCGATCCAGGGAAAGCTGAGCACGATGGTCCCCAAGTTTCTGGGCGAGTCCGGTGAGGTCTCGGCGACCGGCCTGGCCGTCACGGCCCTGATCGCCGCGATCATCTTCTACTTTGCGAAGCAGTTCCTGAAGGACAAGGCCTAAGCGTCCTTGATGACGTCCCCGCAGTACTTGCGGTCGCCCGCCTTGACGTAAAGCCCCTTTGCGATGCACAACTCTTTGAGTTTTTGAAAATTCTCCCAGTAAACCTTCGTGTGGTCGTACTCAGGAACTGACATGTGCGCCAGTTCGTGGATCAGGACGTACACCGCCGAATTTACATCGTCTCCATCCAGGCAGATGTAAATTTCGTACCCCTTGTTTACGTTCGAGCCTATCACGCCATCCTTCTTTCCGTATATTCCCGTGATTATAGACGGGCTGAGAATAGGACGCCATAGCGGATCGCCAGTCTGACGGAGCATATCCAGTATCATCCAGTATCGGTCCTTGAGCTGAGCCAGCATTTTAGGTTCCTTATTCAGGTGAACAACGAGCACCAGAATGAGAAACGCTACGACCAAGACGATGACCATTCCTATTGTTTATTTGGAATAATTTTTCGGAAGACGAATTTCGAATACAAATCAGAGACGAGACCATTGGGTCTGGGAAGCATTGGTTCCCAGACGAGCATCTCAAACCCGACCGATTTTAGGTTTGAAATAAGAGTGTCGGCTTCGAGGGTCGGTTCTTCCCGTCCACCGTCGGAGTAAAATGGTCCATCGACCAGACGAACCCCGAGCCTCCGCCCCCCCTGAAGAATCGCAATTTCATTCCCTAATTCGTCTTTGAAATGTCCGTACTGGTCGACCATGGCTTCGGCCCGGGCGAGTTCAGGGGTGATCCCGATCAGCAAACCCCCAGGGTTCAGGGCGACACTCAAAGCCTTGATTGAATTTTTAAACGTCAATTCGTCTTCAAAAATGTAATGCAAGGAGAAATTGTAACAGACGACATCGAAAGGCCCAGCGAATGCCGCCTGCCGAATGTCACCCGGACCCAGGAAATTGATATACAGGCCGCCGTCAGCCGCTCTGGACTCGGCCTCGACCAGTGATTTTTCGTCCGGATCTATCGCCGAGACGCGAGCCATGACCGCTTTCCACTTGTGCCAGTCGCCCCCCCGGCCGCACCCGCAATCCAGAACGTGTGAACCGTGGCGGACCCATTTGAGAATGAGTTCCCGTTTGGCCCCATTATGGAGTTTGCGAAGAGCGTCCATTCACTTAAAAGAAAAGCTCTTCTTACTTTTAAATGGGTTCTCTCGAGCAGGATTACCTGACTGTTCCAGGACAGCTTTTTGCGTGCATTTCTTTCGTCGGCCCTGACCTGCCCCAGAAGAACGAGCAGCTCGGCATGAAGATTCGTGGGTGCTTCCCGACGCGCGACGAGGCTGCCTCGCATGCCAAGCGCCTCCAGAAGGATGACGGTCTGGTTGACATTTACGTCGTCGACATGTACAAGTGGCTCCTGATTCCCCCCCAGCGTGACCAGATCGAGGACACGCATTACCAGAACGAGAAGCTCGAGGAGATTATGTCCAAGTACCGTGAGAACCAGTCGGCCGCCTCTGCAATGTTCGAGAAGCGCAAGCGGGACATGATCGCCAAGCCCATCGACGGCGATTTCCCCTACATCGAGCCGGGCGATGAGAACTCCAAGTATTACACCAAGCCGGACGTTCCGCCCATTCCCCACCCGGCCGATATCCTCGAGGACCTCAAGAAGGAGTTCCCGGACAAGCCGATGGATGAGCTGGTCCAGATGGCCGACGTGCGCGTCGCCGCCGAGGTTATCAAGCGTCGCGATGCGGCAGCGGCGGTCGCGGTCCCCGAGACGATCACCGAGGAGGATGAGGTTCAGGACCAGTAATTTTCCAATGTAAATAGTAGAAATGTTTTTTAAACTTTTGGCCGTGGTGATCGTAATGTTTATGCTTTTTATAGCTTACATTCGATTTCCTCAGGCGCCGGCCAGAATATCTCAACCTGTCGCGTCTTACGACAATCAGTTTGAGGTATTTAGGGATATGGAACCAAGATCACAGACTCGTGAAAATCCATGGATAGGGTTCCTTCAGGAAGATGTCCAAAAGAACCGGACCGGTCCGATTGGGAATTTTACCGGGGCCGACACGACGTCGGGACGGGCCCCATTGTATATGATGACGTAGTAGTTTACTTTCCCTGAATGACAATCGGTCGCATACTGACCACAATGACCCCGATGACGATACCTAGCAGGAGTATCGCGATCGGATTTACATTCTTAAATATGTCCGGAATCTCGGGGCGGCTCTGCTGCTGCTGCGCCTGAAACTGAGGGACCGGCTGAGGCCACTCGTGCTCAGACTGAGCGCGCTGGTCGTTTCTTGACACCGGTCGGTCGTCGTTTTTTGTTAGGAACGGCAGATTCTCCATCGTCTGTATTATCAGAATCACTCTCGCTTTTATCTGCGACAACAAATCCGTCGAGATTTCCATCGTCATCGGCGTCTTCGTCTTCATCAATCTCGTCAGACTCGGTCAGTATCTCGACCGAGTCGTCATCCGGTTCCTCGGTGTCGTAGTCATCCGGGGCGTAATCGTCCTCGACCTGCTCGACGGGCTCGTATCTCACTGGGGGCTTAGAAACGCGTCCAGACCGGGTCCTACTGACCGTGGCTTCGGGCGACGCGCTGGAAGTCTCTGGGTTCATCTTCTGGGTAGTCCATGATTGATTCGTTTAAGTATTTAGGGAAGAAATAAACTCCTCGTGAAATTGCATTCTGATTTAGGAGAAATTCACCCTCGTACCCGAGTTCGTTCGCAATCTTGTTTATGTCCTCTCGGTGGTGCTCGTCGTCGGCGCGACGCAGGCCGAGACCGAGGTCCCTGGCGCTCTCGATCGCCTCGTAGAGCGCCCCGGCCGCCTCTTCAACCTGGGGCGTCGAAACCAACCGTTCGAACGTGTGGATGTTGGTCTGGAATCGTTCCCAGCTGACGGGGTCGAGACCCGAGTACGGATGGATCTTCTTTTCGTACTTTTTGAATCTGACACCCTGTCCCATTGGGAAAAATATCCATAAAAAAATGAGTAGAAGGACTACCCACAATAGCAACATCTTCGAGTTGCTCTACTATTGATGGTCGAAGAATTTTCCAGGGACTTTGGAACTCGCGACAATCCTCGTCGAGACACTTTTGACATATACGGCCTGAATGAATCGAAAACCAGACGTGGTTCGAGGTGTGCTCTCGGCGGATATTCTGGCACCACTTGGAATCGGTCTGGACGAACCATCCATCGTGGGCGTTCCGCTGAACCTTCTTGACGCGCGCCTTCTCCTGGCCCTCCAGGTACCTCTGAATAAACTCTTCGAGATGGCCTGTATTCTGCAAGAGTTCGGCCGGTTTTGAAACTTCGTCCGTTCGAACCGCAAAGAGACCGAGCGTCTCGGCGTTCGGTTCTTTCGGAAAGAGGTCCGGGCTGTCGAGCGAGCGCCAGGGAATATAAGGATCTCCGGTCGGTTTCTTATGGGACCAGAGCATGCGAAGTCCAGAACCGCCATAGACGGATGCATCGATCACCTGGTCCCATGGTCCGTCCCCCAGACTTGTGATGATTTTTGTTCTTAAATTCAGAGCCTCGGTCCGAGTCACGGTCAAGTCCGGCCAGTGAATATGGATCCCAGACTTGAGAAGCGAAGGACCGACATTCCTTACTCGGGCCCTGGCAATGACGCACCGACCTGGACTTCCTATGGCTTCATGAATTATGGAACAAAATTGGAGAAGATCCGGATCTTCGAGTTTCTCGGGAGCCTTGTAGTCAAAGTCTACGAAGAATTTGAAATTATTTGTCTTTTGTTCGACGACATACAATTTCGTTCCAGAATTCACGAGTGAAATGTATCGTTCGTAAAATTGGAGAGTCTCTTCGGGTGGGACGGATAGGATTCCACCGTCCATGAGGACATGGGTCCCTGGACCCACGGGAACCTTCCACTTTTCCATTAGTAATTGTGCGTCTATTTTCTTAAACTAGTCGTCGTCAGAATCGTGCGTCAACCAAGACCAGAGTGAACGCACGGAGGTTTCCTTCTTCGGCGGAGGCGGCGGCTCTTGCGTCTGCTCAAGTCTTTCAATTTCGTACAGCAATTTGCGAAGGGACATGTCCTGGGCGAGCTTCTGAGGATCCGAGCCGTCTTTTCGGAGACTGGCGAGGATCGTCGCAAACTCTAGCTTGGTCTTGGTCATTTATATAAAGTTCGCAGAACTTATTCGCCCGTTTAGAGACGCAAATTGAAGGGCGTCTTGTGGTTCGAGGTCAGGGCCCGATGGAACTCGGGGTTGGTGACGACGTGCTGACGAATCATGGGCCATAGGTTCGTGTGCGCCTGGATCGTCTCGAGGTTCTCGAACCGACAGTCGTCATTTTCATCGTAATTTTTTCGGAAAGGAACTTGGTTCGACTCCATCTTGTCCTTTTCATCGGTGAAACGGCGGACGATGTGTCGATGTTCTACCGAGGTCATCGGGAGGTCAAATATGTAGACGTGATAGTGGTTCAGAACTTCCACCCCGTCTTCAATGTCCCTCGGCTCGGGAGTGTTCGTCGAAAACGTGAAGTAAGTGTACGAGCCCCTCTTCAGGTTTATGACACCACGTGTTTCTTCTTCGAGTTCACGGACCGCGCATCTGAGCGGATTGTAAACTTCGCGTCGGCGACACCCGCCTGTGACAAACGTCCATTCCCTGTATCGCCTGTCGTGGACTATCAAAAAGTGTTGGATGTTATTCACCGTGCTCACCGGGATCGCTATTGCTTTGTGCCTTTCGCGAATACCTCGGGGATTCATCATCCTCTACTGATGTTTCCGGACTAAAAAATTTAGTAAGATTTCCCGTACGCGGATTGTAAGTGACGAGGAAAACGAGACCCAAAAGGAGTAGCCAGTGCCAGAGTTGCATCTCTAATTTAGTTGGCGTATATTATTGCGCCGAGTCCGTTCTGGATGCGGAGGACGTTGTAGTTCACGGCGTACATGTAGTTCACGGGGTAGTTGATGGCCGAGGCCAGACCGCCCACGCCGCCCGTCAGCGCCGGGGGGACCACGATGCGGTACGTGTCGAGCCGAGAGAAGTTCAGGGTGCCGGTCGGCTGGAGCTTGGAGGTGTCGAGGCAGTAAGAGATGATCGCGACGTTCGCGGTGGAGCCGCCGGCCGAAGAACCGGTCACGTAGCCCCAGGGCGTGTTGTAGTACTGGGGAACGTCGATCCAGTGAGACAGGTGGCGGGACTCGCCGACATCCACGCCGTTCACCTGGGTCTTGAGCTGGAAATTGGAGGCGTTGGCCGAGCCAGTGCCGTACAGAACGTTGTAGCTCTTGCACGGGAAGGCGATGAACTTGACGGGCTGAGCCAGAGCGAGCTCCTGGGTCGGGGACGTCCCCATAATCACACGCTGAACCTGGGTGATGAGCATGTCGTGGCTCGTCTTGGCGAACCAGTCGCGCTCACCCTGGTCCAGGTACGTGTAGTTGGCCCAGCAGATGTACTGCAGGCTGGAGTAAGCAGGGCTGCCGGCCGGAATGCCAGTGGGCATGCCATCCGTGGACGCCAGATTCGCCGACCAGGTGATGCGCAGCTCGACGTCGTGGAACTGCAGGGCGATCAGGGGAAGAGCCACGGCCCAGTCCTTGCAGAATGCAAACTTGAGCGGCAGGAAAGACGCCTTCTGGTTATTCAGAGTGGAGCTCGCCAGGTTCATGTAACGCTGGGACCAGTTCTGGGCGCCGACAAGCGGCTCGATATCGGTCATGTACTCAATGTCGTGCGTGTCGATAATCTGACCGCCAATGTACAGATCGACCTTGTCGATGACGTTCGCCCAGTTCAGGCCGGCAATCTCGTTACCGTTCGAGTCCTTGGCCGTCAGGTACACATAGCTCAACAGATCGCCCTTCTTCTCGAAGCGGATCGTGGAGATGCCGCCGGCGATGGGAACGCCCTGAATAACCTGACGCTCGACTGAGCTGGAAAAGTGAGTGTAGCGCTTGTAGTTGGAGCGGAAAAACGAAACTTCGGGCTTGCCGGTCAGCCATGCGTCCTGAGGTCCGGTCGCGACGAGTTGAACGATACCACCGCTCATTTTACAATGTGCTTATATTTTTTTAAACCACGGCCAACGGCGGGAGGGCGATGGGATTTTTCTCGAGTTGTTGAATCGCCACGTCGAGGTATCCCGGCTGCCCGAGCGGATTCGGGTTCGACTTGTTTTCATTGAGGGGGTCGTCATACTGGGGAGGCTTGATACCCCGCCCCTGGTTCACACCGGTCGGTCCCATCGGTCCAGGTGCGACCGGCCGAGACTCGGTCCGAAGGTTGGTCGCGGCGCCGCCCTGGTTCACTGGGTCTTCACGGACGTTCATTCCGGATGCGTTTCCTGGGCGATCATTCTGTGAACGGTACCCGCTCAGGCGCGTCAAGGACTTGTCCGTGTAGGAGGTTCCGGTCGCGTACGGCTGAGCGATATTGTACTGAGGAGGCCCGTCCGAGAG